GGTGGATGATAACCAGAAAGAGATAGTCAAAGCCCTGCGGGATATGGGTTGCTCCGTCCAGCATCTTCATGCCGTAGGCAAGGGATGTCCTGATCTACTGGTGGGATACAAAGGATTCAATATCCTGCTGGAGATTAAGGACGGATGCAAATCACAGTCAGAACAGAAACTTACACCAGACCAAACCATCTGGCACTACGCATGGCGAGGTCATGTCGATGTAGTCAATACCGTGGGGTCAGCAATACTAGCAGTGCATCGCTATGCCCGTGATCTTGCTGACTTGGATGATTTGAAGTGAGGAGAAGATGAATGAGTTGGCTCTTTTCGCAGGTGCTGGTGGAGGAATACTTGGGGGGAAACTTCTCGGATGGCGAACCGTCTGCGCTGTTGAATGGGAACCCTACCCAGCAAGCGTACTTGTCGCAAGACAAAATGACAAAGTTCTCCCGCCTTTCCCGATTTGGGATGATGTTCAAACCTTTGACGGAAAACCGTGGCGAGGAATTGTTGACGTTGTATCTGGAGGATTTCCATGCCAAGACATCTCAGCCGCAGGAAAAGGAGCAGGAATTGACGGAGAGCGATCAGGGATGTGGCGAGAAATGGCTAGGATCATTCACGAAGTACAGCCAAGATTCGCATTCGTGGAAAACTCACCAATACTCACTTCTAGGGGGCTTGGACGAGTTCTTGGAGACTTGGCCTCAATGGGGTTTGATGCTAGATGGGGAGTGTTGGGAGGCAGAGACTGTGGGGCAGTTCATAGACGAGACAGAATTTGGATTGTCGCTACCAACTCCGGGCAAAAACGAATTTCTAGGATCGTCAAAAAAGAGGTATTTAAATTCTCCCCATTTCCGTGGGGCAAAGACTGTCGAAGCATTGAGGATTTGCGAAACAGAAAAAACTTATTCCCATCCCCAATTTCTAGAAGCGATTATGGGGTGGCCGATTATGTGGACAGGATTAGCGCCATTGGAAACGGACAAATTCCAAGAGTGGCAGCAACAGCATGGAGAATCCTGAGTGAGTCTCTGGCGTAAACGCCAAGTGGAGGAAAGTAATGGAGAAACTAAAAGAATACGCAATCTTCCTATGCCTGATACCGGCATGGGCACTGCTGCTGTACTGCCTAATCGTGGTGAACATCAACCCGCCAACGAGACACAACGTCTGCACGGTAGCAGAGATAAGCCCAGACGTAACACCAGAGGAGCGCAAGCAGTGCCGCATGATCAGGGGGCATAAGCTATGACTGACGGTTATTACTGCGTGATTTGTGGCAGGTATCTGGAAGCCGACGACGATGGCGTGATTGTGCATGACGATGTGCCGCACTCTGTTGATATGGACTTTGGAGATGAGGAGAAACCACAATGATTCTTAAATCACAGTCGATGCGTTTCGTCATGTTAACTATGATGGATGTTGAAGACGATTGGATTAAAAGCAAGTGGAAAGACAAGAGCGACATGATTGACCCTGACAAGCCGATGATCGTGCAGGTCGGTGACTACGGTTATGAGGTGCAGTCCTGCGGTGGCGATGGTGACATTGAAGGTTTTGTCATCATGTGCAAGGAAGAACCCGTGTGCAAGTGGGAAGGAATGGAGTGCATAAAACTATGATTACACTAACCCGCGAGGAAGCGCAGCAGGTGCTGGATGCGTTGGAGTGTATGAACGAAGGCGCACTCAATGCAGAAATAAAGCTACTCCGCGCCAGACTATCGCAGCCTGAATCGGAGCCGGTGGCGTGGGGAGTGCCAAATACTAGGCCAACAGAGAAAGCGCAGTTCATGATGTTGCTGCATTCGGCAGACGGTTGCCAGTATCCAGACCAGCTAGTTCCACTCTACACCGCCCCACCACAGCGCGAATGGCAGGGGCTGACGGATGAGGAATACGAAGCAATGGCAGAGCAGTATGTAACTAACTGCTATTTCGATACATTGGAATACGCAAAAGCCATCGAAGCCAAGCTAAAGGAGAAGAATGCGTCCCATCTATGAGACAGACGCTGACCTACAGCGCGAGAAGGAAGTACAGGAAGCACTGTACCTCATGTGGGAAGTGGATTTCCACAAGCTGCCTCGTGCCTACCATGTGGACTGGATGCTGACCAAGCGGGGAGAGGCCAAGGCATTTGCTGAACTCAAGTGCCGCAACAATCCTCGCAGTCAGTACCCAACCCTGATGCTGTCCATGCACAAGTGGATGCACGGCAAGGCAATGGCACAGGAGATAGGTGGCAAGTTCCTAGTCATCGTCAAGTGGAATGACGGTATCTTCTACCACACACAGGGATGGTGCGATGTAACCTACGGAGTCGGAGGCAGGAAGGATAGAGGAGACAGTCAGGATATAGAGCCAGTTGTCCATATCCCGACTGACTACTTCAAGCGGGTTACTTAGGGATTAAGGACTGGTACTGGGCTTGGCACTGCTTGAGGAGGGCAACGGCTTCTGCTCCTCGGGCAGCTTCCCTTGCAAGAAATTCTCCATCCTCTTTAGAAAGTCCTGCTCCAGTACATACTGGGGCGGGGCATCCAGCACTGGCGGTACTGGGCACGGCACTGACCGGGTTGGTGGGGCGACTCGGCCTGTCGCGCAGGCTGTTAGTAAGGGCAGTAACCCGGCTATTAAGATCGCGTGTCTCACGGTCTTTCTCCTGTCTCAATCGGTCTGCGGTCTGCTGCATCAGCTTCTCCCGCTCCCGTGCAATCTGCTGGTCACGGGCATGGATAGCCTCAAGCTCTGCCCGTTCAGCATCCCACTTAGACTGTACCTGCAAGCGGCCTGACTCCTCCCCTCGCATGTAGCCATAAGCGCCAGCTACCCCAGCAGCAATGATGATAGCCAGCGCAGTGTAGGCGATGTTCATTTAGGTGGAACCTTGGTGCCGTCCAGCTTCTTGTGCATCTTCACATCCTTGCAGACCTGAACCTCTTTACCCTTGCGATCCTTCTGCATGTTGCAAACCTTTTTGATCTCAGCAAAGGCAGGCAGTGTCAGAGCCAAAGTCAGTACGGCTGTCAGTATCGTCTTCATTCATCTCTCTCCGGGTGAGGTGGTTGAACAGGGGCAGGCTTACCAGCATAGCCAGCAGCAACAGGATCTCCCTCGCTGCGTACCGTAGTTACTGTGGTAGTTACAACAGGCGCAGGCTTGGGTGGTGGTGCATCCTTGAAGTCAGCCGCAGTCGAGATGCCGGGTGGTGGTACGAACGCATCCTTACCCTTGACTGCTATGAGGGTTGCCAGCGCACCTAAGATGTACTTCGACATATCCGACAAAAGCAGGAAAAAATTTTTATCCGCTGGCGCCATGCCAGACATCGGCTGGGTGACGAACACCACCGAGTACATGGACAGCCCTGCCATGATGACCAAGATCATGCAGAAGGTAATACCAATAACAAACTTTAGATAAGCGTTGAGTTGTTCTTCGGTCACGTTAATCATGGTTTCACCTTTTCAGGTTGGGTAACATCTTCAGGGCAGGTGCCGGTTGCAGTACAGATCGGTGGCTTGCACTCTGTCGCATCCCAGTTCTTAGGATCTTGGCAAGGGTATCGAAACCGATCACTGCAAGCACTAGCCGCCAAGCACATGCAGAGCATGAGCATAATGTTTCTGACGATCTGCAAGTCCAATGGTGCCTCCGTTAATCCGTTTGGTCATAGTCAAAATGTCACCAGCATCAGCTAGTTTGTTCAGGCTTGCCTGCTCCCAGAACCAGCAAGCAGACTGGGCAGCTCCCTCGAAGGTCTGCATGTACTCAGACGCTTCCTCTGGTGTGATGCCAAGAGATGAGGCGAACCAGAAATAGTTATCCTTGCCGGTGACTTGGATAAGACCTCTGCCCTTGTACCGAGCGCCATCACCACTATTCTCATCGCCGTTGCCCATGCGGTTGGCATAGACCTTGTTCGCAATCTTGTCTGGTTGCCGAGCGTAGGCAAGGGCTGTGGATTGGTCAGGAAAGTATTTGGCAAAGGTCTTCATTAGACCAGCGGCGCTGTAATTCAGATTCTCTGTCAGCCAGACAAAGCCACCAGACTCATGACCACACTGAGCCATGAATGCAGCGATGCGCTTCGGTGTATTGATCTCGTAGTCTTCAAGCAATGACTTGCCATTCAACTCAGTCTGCTTGCCAAACAGTGCGTCGTACCATTGCTGCGGGTACTTCGTGTTTGGCACCAACTGCTTGAACTGTTGCATCGTAATCATTCTTCACCCCTCAGTTCACGGACAATCTTTATCCGAAGCTCTTTCATCTTGCGTGTCTCCTCTGCTGCCCGGTGCAAAGCATTGTTCATATCCATGTACATCACACCCATGACAGGCAGGGCGATGACTAGCACAAAACACAAGACCACCACGGCGACGAGTAATGCCCACGGTACGTCTGGCTCAGACGAAGAAGGACTAGGAGGCCGACGTACCACGCTACGACGAAAAGGATTGCTCCAACCCATACCGCTTCCTCTTTCCTTTTCCTTGCTGCCCTGCGCCTTATAAGTGCTTCAGCTTTAATCTTTGCAGTCTCACGCTTATGAGCCTCATCCTGCTCGACAATGATCTGCTTCCACATCTTCTCGTACTTCGTCCACAAGTCACCCAGCTCTGGCGGTGCTTTGTAGACCATCGTCTCGCGCAGCTCCACAATCATGGCATCCAGCCTTGCACGAATGATGACCCGGTTCAAAGCCCGCTTGCCAATAGAGTCTGTGCCTGCGTACACTTCCTTTGCTTCTGCTTCCTGTTGTATGAACGCTTTGCCGATAGCGTCGTAAGCATCCATCAGTGCGCCAAGGTCATTACCAATATTCAGGAACACATCGTTCGGATCAGCCTTGGCAATCTCCTGCACCCGCTGGACTTCTTCGTTGTACTGAATCTTCTGAGCGTTACTCGGATTCGGTATCTTCTGGAACTGCGACTTCAGATCATCTAATACTCCTTTTACGTCCCCGGCTGCTCCCTTAATATCCTTGTAAAGTTTACAACCGGCCTTTACCGCACTGACGGCAGCGTTAGCAGCAGCAAGTAGGGTTAGTGGGTCCACATATTAGAACAGGTGCAACTGCTTTTTCATTGCAATGATTTCGTCGCGCAAGGCATCATTGGCCTCCTCGCACCTACGGTTCTGCTCCTCAACAGTAGCCAATCTCTCTGACAAGCGTGTGACTTCCTCACGCAGAGTAGTGATGACCTGCTGCCATGCAGCGTCAGTGGCATCGGCAGCCTTGTTGTTACGGCTGTCGGCCATGACCTTCTGGTACATACCGTAAGCACCAGCGCCAGCAGCAGCGATACCCACGCCGAGGTTAGTCAACCAATCAGGCATTTTCTTCCTCGCTCGGTGTGTCAGGTTCAGGAATAACCACTGGCTCCGGCACAGGGTCAGCAACCTCTGTGATGCCGATAGCATTCTTCTCGTGGATGGTGGTTAGACGCAGCCAGTTCGGAGGATAAGAATTGCCCGCAGCATCCTTAAATGGCGTGTCGATGGGGAGCGGGACGTTATTAAGTAGGAACATGAGTTACCTCGCTAGTGCGTATTGTTGAAAGATCGCCGTCATCGTCAGCGCCCCAAGGAAAACTTGAACGGATTTTCGGCCATCGCAAAGCCGATGTACGTCCCGCCGCTGGCGTTACACCGTGAATCGCTGTTTCTGTTTTTGAAACCATTACTGAGAATGTCTATAAAGTCTGCCGTTCCTTCTGCGCTTGATGTATTTGCTTGTAGTTCATTGTTGTCTGCGTTATAGCCAAGTCTTGATGTGTCAAAGATAGCCCAGTTATCGACCGCATTTGTGCGTTTAATCATTACAAACCTTGGCCTGAATCCAAGGAACACGAAAGTGCCGTCAGCCGATCCGTTACCCGTGTATGAGAATGCGCTACTAAATCCTGACACAGCGGCGAATAGGTAGGCGACGTAGGTGGCAGCGTTTGCATTTGTCTCGCCGTCATTACCAACGGTAAACACGGATGATGTTGGCGTTGTGCTGTTCCACAGGTTTGGCTGTGAATTGGCTGCATTGGTTAGGTTCAAGAACGGGCTTGTCGCGTTGCCAAGCGAGGCGTGATAGACAGGCCAGTTGCCCGTAGTGCTTCGCTTCTTCACGATCATCATGCGTGGTGCAACACCAAGCGAGTGACTAATGTTCTGCGACGTACCGTTCCCCGTATAAGTCACAATATCGAAGCCCTGCGTTGCGCCTTCTTTCCATTGCCAGCCGACAAAGGTGTCGCCGTTGAAGTTGACGCGACCAGCACCAGCGTTGTCAGTTCCAAGTGAAAAGCCGTTCGAATTAAATGCAGTCAAACCAACGCCAGCAGCCTCCGTGGTTTCTGCGTTTGTTGTGTTCGATTCCAAATGAATCCGTGGGCCACGAATGCTATCAAGCAGATTGGAACTTGCAGCAAATGATCGGTCTTTAATCCAAACCAGATCAGGCTGCATCGCGCCGCTGTTGACGATGCTCTGCGTTGCACCCGTCCCCGTATAAGTCGTCGCATCAAAATACTGATTCCCCTTCAGAATAGTCGGCGTCGGCAGGTTCAACGTGTTCAGTGCTTTGAAGCCGGTCGGCGGCGTAAAGTTATATGGTTGCTGCCCGAAGTTCCATTCGCCATATCCAGCGTTGTTAGAACCCGCAGTACGCGATGTAAAACAAGCTGGGCGCAGTGGCGTGTTGGGCGTGAAAGTAAACGAAGGCGAAGCACCAGTCTCAGGGTTGCCAGAAACCCAGTTGCCAGCCGTGTTCTTTACCCAAATTTTTCCAGCGTCAAAGTCAACGGCAACGGCATACCATCCATAGCTTGAGTATGTTCCGCCGTTTCCCACCCAAAAATAATAGCCTTGCTCAAAACCAACAGATACTTGCCCAAAGCCGCCGTTGCTATCAGCAAAAACTTCGAAGTACCATTTACCAGCATCAAGAGTGAATGAGCCGTAAGCAATAGAGGCACCGCCAGCAGCAGCGCCAAAAGTCCGCAAGTTTGCCCAGCTAATTGTCCCGCCGTTAAGCGCCGCACTTAGCGGGTTAATGACACAGTAATTCCCCCGCCCATTACCGCCATCGGCCCACTGCGTCGGCACATCCAGCATGGAGTCATACGTCGCGCCAGCAGTCACGCTGATGTTGTTCGGTGTAAAGTTATTGCTGTTGCCTGAGCTGTCCTTGCCGATAGCCGCAGCAGTCGCCGCGCTGTTGTCGGAGAAGTTCAGGTAGAAACCGTTCGTTCCGTAGGTGCCTGCGTACTTCTTCGGCTTCCATACGCCAGTGACTGCATCGGTTTCGCCGAATGACGCTGGCGTTAAGGCTTGGCCGTCGATAGTATTGAATTCTGTGACATACCCGTCAAAGCTGCGAGTACCGTCATACCTGCGACCAATGAACTTTGTGACTGCAAAAATATCGGTGTCGTTTGCCGCTGTAGTTTGCTTTGTCTGCGCAACGCCGTTCAGATAAAGAGTTCCAACAGTTCCGGCAGGCTTTGAGATCACAACGTGATACCACGCAGCAGGGTCACGCAAAACTCCGTTTGATTTAGCCGCATCAGCGTCTGAACCTGTCCAGTGATACCACCGCAGCGTGTCGTCAGAATTGAACTGTAAAATGGCAAATTTTGCGGAAGCTCCTGATCCATCTTCAGCATTAAAAATAGTTTGTTGTACTCCCAGCGAGCCCCGTTTTACCCAAAAGGAAACAGTAAATGCTCCCGGCGTAATGGTGCGTGTTGTTGCATTGTTAAAGAACGCACTCGCACTCGACCGCAGACGAACGCTGCGGCTGATCTGGTAGCCCTCGGGGCCAAGTAGTAACGGCAGCGCGTCAATCATTTGACATCCGATACGAGACGGGCGGTGATTCGGCTGGCACTTTCTACAAAGTAAACCAAAATGTCCACGGCATTAGCAGTCGTGGTCAGTGTCGGCGCAGTGCCTTGAGAAAATTTCCAATTAGACCCATACGCAAGCGATCTTGATCCGGTTCCATCTTGGACAATCCTGATAGCTCCACTCTGGCCTGCTGTCTGGTTGCTTGGATTAGCTAGTGTACGGTTGCCACCAAGCGTTACTTGGAAATGGTTGGTCGTAGCAAAGTCAGCAGTAATAGTCGCGCCGTCAGTCAGTGTAGTAATTGCTCCTCGCTGGGCTGCGGTGAAGGTCTGCGTTACATCGGTCTTGGCTGTGTCAACGTCGTATGCCTGTACGTCAACACCTACCTCAACGTCCATTGCCTGCTGTGCTGCTGCTACTGTCGCCGCAGTGAACACGCCGATACCGACTGTCGTGCCACCGAGGTTTGTTCTAGCAGTGGATGCGCTTTGCAGGTCAGACAAGTTACTTGCCTTGGCAAGGAAGTCTGTCCCAGAGACATAGGCTGCTACCCATGTGCTGCCGGTGTAGACGTTCATCACCCCGGTTGTGCTATTGAAGTACAGCGCACCAGCTACCAGCGCATTGCCGTCATTGTCCAGCGTTGGAGCTGAAGACTTAGCGCCGAGGTAGCGGTCATCAAATGAATCGAAGGATGCGAGCGTTTGGTCGCGGGCAGCTTCCGCAGCGGTCTGTGCAGATGCCGCATTGGATGCTGATGTCGATGCATTACTCGCAGAAGTAGAGGCATTGCTGGCCGAGGTAGCTGCTGCCTGCGCGTGGTACTTAGCAGAATATTCACCACCAGAAACAGCACCTGATGTCTTGGTCGCCCAGTCATTTGCTAGTACAGCAGACGCTGCCGCTGCGTCTGCGCTCGCATCTGCCGAAGCTGCATCAACTACCAAGTCCCACTTCGCGCTGTCAGCGTTACTTGAGATAGGTGTTGTGCCAGTCGATGTATGTGCGGTGTTGCAGCGATACACATTGGAGTTGCTGCCATCCTTAACCAAGTCTCGTACTGTGTAGGCACTACCTGCCGCCCAGTTGCCACGCCAGTTACCGATGTCTTCACCAACAACAGGGTTGCCGTTTGCATCAAATGCCAGCGTCTTGCCAGCACGAGATGTCTTGGTAGGCAACGTCATGTTGATATCGGTTGGATCGTAGACCGGAGCCTTCAGGCCACGCAGTGCCAACTCATATGTCTGCTGATTGAAGATGGTCTGTGCATCCAACTCATCATTCAGTGAGTTTGCCAGCAGGTCACCACCAGTCACGAAGTCAGTAGACCGCGCAATGCCACGATCACCAACAATGGTAATGTTGCTTGTGCCTGCGGTAGCCACTAAGGTGACTGAACCAGTGCCGTCTACATTTAAGCTAACGGTATAGTCTGTGGTCAACGTCAGAAGCGTTGAACCTTTGTAAACAGCAATGTCTGTTTGCGCGAGAACCTCAAAGGTAAACTGATATGGCCCTGTACCATTGGGCGCATAGACTACCCTACGCAATACATCAGAAATATCAATAGCCATAATTTACCTCTTAGTCCTCAAATCGTAAGCGAGTTGCCAAGTCAGGATCTTTCTGCTTCAACCGCTCTAACGCCATCCTGTCAAACGTAGAACCAATCGACTGCAAACCCTGCGCTCTTTGCTCCTTATCCATGAAGCGGTATTCTTCCGATTCAATAAACTTAGCCATTGACCTGTACATATTGTCGCTCGGGTCATAAGGCCGTCCCAGCCCCGAAGTCTCGCCGGGGAGTAACCCACCGGAATCCATCGTCATAGCTGTTTGGATAAGGAAATTATATTGCTCGGCGTTAAAAATAACACCACCTTTTTTCTTGTCAGGCATAGGAATGCCAGCTTGTAAACGCTCCAGTTCCTGACCGACCTGACTGAAGTTTGAACTGTAAGCCTTCCAAGGAACAAACAACTCCCAAGCCGCGCCACTACCCTGCGGAACAACCTCTGCCCAACGGTTTAGCTTGCGGGGCAAGTCCTTTGAGAAGAATTGGTTGCGGGCTTTGGCACTTTGCAAAGCCTGATAGAAGCCACGCATAGGGGCTGGGAGACGCGATACGTCCTCGTCCATCAATCCAGCAGGGGGAATCATTGCATTTGAGCCATCGGGTGACATAATGCGTTCTATGCCAGCCCAGCCAGAAGAGACGGTCGGGAAGATGTTTAGGCCAGCAGAGGTCACGCGCTCACCGGCAACCTCACCAAGGCGGCGCATCTTGTCACCCCAAGATTTATAGTCCTTACCAAATGCTTTGCTGATCTCAGAGATGCCATCAACCATTGGAAGCTGGGTCATGTACTCAGCCACACCAACCGTCATTGATGCTGCCAAATTAGCAAGCACATCAGGATCTTCCTCGTGCTGGGAGTAGTAGGCGAAGTCTGCCGCCATTGCCATTAGACCGGCATGAGGGCCAAGCTGGGCATAGCTGTAGCTAGTCCATGAGCCATCGTCATTTTTCAAGCTCACCGTGTACGGCATGATGCCCATAGCCTGAAGATTCCGACGGGCATCCAAGTCCTCTGGGCCAGCTCCATTGATGCGGATGCCGTCGCCGAATCCACCCATTGCGCCCCATGCAAACATGGAGAATGTCGATGAGCCAAGCACTGCTTTAGACAACGCCAGATCAGCTTCTGGACCACCATTCTTTAAGGTCTGGTAGAACTTTGGGTTTGCGAACTGGACGGGACTGCGCTCGATTGCGGCAATCAAAACATTGGATGGTGTCTTGTAGAACGGGACAATCAACTTGACCGCAGGATGGTTGAACGCTGGCTCTAGATCGGCAAGGAACTTAGGCAAGTCCCCCTGAAACACCATCTCCTTTGCTGCCGCCTGTACATCATCCACAATGTAGCCGGGGGGGTTACGCAGGATGGTGGCGTACCGCTTCGCAGCCTGTGCATCAGCAAAAGCTTTGTCTTTACCTTGGTCAATCAAATCGTCCCGCAGCGCCAAGCTCTCACGACGAGCCTGCTTCCTTAGTAAATGCTGCGACGCAATAGATTTAAATACCTCGTCCTCAGTGACAAGGAATCGACCGGGCAAGCGATAGTAGTTACCCAGCACATCGACGGCACGGCCAGCCAGACTGTCTTCCGGAATCTCAAAGTTCTTTGCGGTAATGGCCTTGCGGGCGCGGAGTTCGATCTTGGATGCTGCGCCTATCGGTTCACCTTTGGCAAAAGCCTGACCGCCCAGCAGGAAAGCGTCCCGCATAATCTCTGGCAGGTCATTCATCGCAGCAAATGCCTCGCTGGAATACACGCGCTCTTTGCCGCCTAGACCCAGTTTGGTACGCACACCGCCGATGACACCCGCCAGCGCTGTCTCAGGGATGTCAGCAGCCAGACGTAGGAAGTTGGAGAACACGTTGACCGAATGCGTCACCGGGCTACTCAAGATCGAATTGATGTAGGCTTCCATCAGCGCGTCAACCGTTCTAGCAACGCGCCCCTTCTTGACGAACTCGACCTTAGACATCGGGTCAGTCAGCGAGTTGTACATGGTGACAGCCACGTCGAAGTTATCCTTGCCGCCAAAGCTGTCAAGGATGTTCTTGATCTTGTTTGAGCGCTCAGTCATCTTGCCGAAGTCAGCACCCATTGTCTGACTAAGCTGACCCACCGTCGCCAGTAATCGACCGCCCTCACTCGCGTTGCCAGCAACTGAAGCTAATAGATCAGCCTCCATATGCATAGCAACTTTAAGCAATTGCTTATCAGCTTCTGTAGCACCTTGGGCATATGCCTTCTTTGTTAGAGCATCAACTTCTCTGCGGATGCTAACAGTCGAAAGGAAGCCAGCCAAGAATTCCTCGGCATTAAACAACTCACCCGGCTTGCGCTCAAGGAACATGGTAACGACATCATCCAGACCATTGGCATTTGCAATACGCATCGCCTCGTCGGTGATCTGCTCCATGCTCATCGTGCCACGCTTGGCAGCAGCAAAAAGATCCGGGTTAGCATTCTTGATGGCATTCATGTACTGAAGCGCATCTTGCGTCTCGCCGTCAGCCGCCTCCATGATACGAACAAGATTGATGCCCTTGCCCTTCTGAGCGCCATACGCCTCAATAAACGCAGTCATCCCGATCTCATCTTCAGGGACAACCGTAAACACACCAGACTTGACCGTAGGGATCGGCGTTTGATCGGTCATGACGCTGCGTTCTTCAGCAGCCTTCGTAGCTTTCTTTGCACGCTCAATGATCTTAGGCACAGTCTCAATAGCTGCTTCTGCGCCCTCGATTGCTTTTTTTGGCAAAAGCTTTTTTGCGCCCTTTACAATTAACTCGATCCCTTTCGTTTTGCCGCCAGTAGCAAGTTGCTCGTACTCAGGATAGACCTCTGGCTGAATGCCAGTCTCAGCGACGATCTGGTCTTCGGCTTCTTGAGCATCAACACTGGTGACTTCAACGATGGGAGTCTGTTTTTCAATGTTGGCAGCTTCAGCCATCTGATTCAGCTTGCCTCGGATGTCTTCTTGAATAGCCATTTACTTCTTCTCCTGAGACTGGGCTTTGCGAACAAAAACAATATTGTTTTTACCTTCAGTAACTCGTTCAAATTGTGTTTTTAATACTTGAGCGGCAAGACTTCTAACCTTTTTTATATCTGCTTCGCTCTTAAATGTAATTGATTCAATCGAGTTAGGAGCAAAAACGTCAGCCTTATATTCTCGACCAGCAAGTTCTCCAGTCATAGGTTTTGCGTGTGGCTCTCCACTTACAGAGTTAGCCCTAAACTTAACGACGATTCCTTTGTTTGCCCCTTGACCAAGAGCCAAGTCAGGATTGTCAGTGACAAAAACTGGAGCATATGAAAACTGCCGTTCTTCTCGCAAAAAGTCAGTAAGGCTATCAACATTCATTTCTCTGTAAAGAGGTTTATCCGCAGCAATAACTTTAGGTTTAATGCTACTTGGGCCGACAGGAAACCTTTCTATTGAATCTACGCGAGGGCCAGCAGGAGCAACATCCATAATGCCGCCTGTCTTGCGTAAATAATCTTCTGCCATCTTATTGACGGTTGGAGCAAGTTCTTCAGCAATCTTTGGGGCAACCTTCTTACCAGCTTTAAATGCAGCGGCAGCAGCCGGGGCTACATTGATTAACTCCAGCGCTTCCATCGTAGGCTTTAGCGTCTGACCGCTGCCAGTCACCGGCGGAAAACCTCTGGCAATATCAACTAGCACTTTACCCAAGTCGCCGACAGTCAAATCTTTTAGCGTCAGCGTACCAATACCCGGCAGGCCAAGCACGTCGAAGTCAATCTTCTCTGCACCAGACTGGATCAGTTCGCCAACTTTCTTCAGCGCACCCATAGCGCCGGTGGGTTCAGGAGGGAGTCTAGCTTCACCCAGATCAAGCTGGCCTTGTGTTGGCATAGCTGGTGCTGGCTTGGCCTTTGGCTTGGCGCTAGACGAGACAGGCACATCGCGCTTCTCGATCACCTCAACAGGCGGCAGCATCTTTTCTTCTTGCACAGCCGCAGCCACATCGCCAGTCGCCTCAAGCTCACCAGACGGCACGACATAGCGCATCACGCCATCTTCATCGCGCACCATGTCCAACGGCTCACCACCGTACTTCATGAGCCTTGACCGAATGTATTCCTGATCGAAGTCCATCATTGACCTTTCGCTGCGTCAATATCCATCAACGCGCCTTCCAAATCGCGGTTGCTTAAATCTTTTTGCGTAATCTTGCTCTTTTGCCCACTAAGTCTTAGCTTAATCTCAGTCCTAATCTGCTCATCAGATAATGGGTCTTTTGTGATGTAGCTATTTTTAAAAGAATTCACACGTGCACGAGCATTGTCCCGTGACTTCTTTTGCATATCACCGACATTTTCTTTAATCAACTTGTCCATCTCAGCATCTGCATCCCACGGCTTGTATCCGGGTGTGCCAGCCAATTTACGATTTGCGTTGTATCTTTCCTGAAAAATATTAGCAAGCTTTGAATAATTGTTCTGGGCTTCGATTGTCGCAGCACTTGGATTGGCAATAGACGCAGCTTCTCGTGGGTACTTTATGATATTACGAAGCTTTTCATCAGCACGATTATTGCCCTTATCACTTTCAGACAATGTGATACCGACGTATTGCTCAAATGTATTGACGGTCAAAGCGCCAGCATTTTGCAACAAGATGTCTGGGGTCAACCTACCTTGCAAGCGCAAGATGTTTAGTTTAGTTATTGTGCCGCGATCATCCTGAGTTCTTGCCGAATTAAAGTTCTTGTTTAGATCTTGCCACTTGACAGCATCAACACCTTTTAGATCAGCTAAAGCCTGCTTACCGTCAGCCGTACCACGGAGCCGAATAGCTTTTTGAACTAACTCATCAGCTCTATCCCGACGTGCATCTTCCTTAATACGGTCGCGGCTGGCAATCAACTCATTCTTAGCAATCAACTCTTTCTGAAAATGTGTACGCAGAGCAACACGAGTTTCCAAATCAGCAGACGACAAAATGTGATTAATGGCGGCAGACTTAGGCCCAATCAACGGGTTACCTAGATAAAAGGAATCTTCTTGTTCCTTGTCCATTGTTGTAACAAAGTCGCTAATAAACAGCTTATCAACTTCTAAAAACGCAGTTTTAGCATTGGTCAAAATATCTGGGTTCTTGACGTTGTTTGATACACTGGTGAACTCAGTTATCTTCCCGTTGCGGAAATCTGCAATTGACTTACCATCAACGCCGGGAGTATTACTACCAAAGGCTTGAAGCTTCTGCTTATAACTGATGGCAGCTTCATTAGCTGCGACACTATTTGCCTTGCCGCCAAGCTCTGCACTTTTAGTGATGACGTTATAACGATTAGTAAATGCCGTGTTGAACTGCTGACGGGCTTTTTCTTTTTCATCTGAGTTTAAGAAGTTCCACTCTGCCTGCAAGTTAAAGCGCTGCTTTTTGCCAGCAACTTCAACCTCAACATCGAACGAATCAGACTGCAATGCTTTCTGCACAATCTCAGGATTGTCCACCGCCTCACGAGATGTGACGACATTTATTACTCGGTCTACAATCGCCTGACGAAATGCTTTGGACGCTGGGTCGTAGAACGCAGCGATGTCTCTGTGCTTGCCAGCATAAGAGACGGAAGGAGCAAGTATCTTTTTCTGGAGTTGGTCGATGGCTACTGGAATGCCAGCGCGGACAAGCCCATCAATGTCATTATTAACAGCGTTTTGAATGTTGTTGATGTATGTGTCATTCGCCAGCTTGTCGGCAACTTTGATGTTGCTAGCAATGATTTCCTGCGCTTTTTCATAGACACCAGCGCCACGCATAGAAACATTAGCCTTGAACTTCAGACCAACTTCAGGACTCATCGACGATACAGCAGGCACAGCGCCATCAACCAAGTCTCTAGTCGCTGCAATCGCCGCATCGGGGCTAATATTGCCAGCTTCCATTTGCTTCTTGAGCAAGTCGAAGTTATTCTCAAGACGGACTTGAAGCTCAGAACTTAGCTGAGATGCCTGCGCTGCCATAAAGGTATCTTTAAACACCCGGCCTTGGCCTGCAAAATACTTTTCCAGCGCATCAGGATCTTTTCTAATGCGGTTCCACTGTTCAGCCGTCAGCGGTTTATCTATCGCATATTGAGCGGCTTCCTTCTGGATAACAGTCTCTTGTTCTTTAGCAAGGCTCTGAGCCATACGGTCAAGGGCATCGCCAATATTGCCAAGCCCACGCGCAGCAACGACTGACGACTCAAAGCGATAAGTCGGTGCCGCTGCCGGGGCAACTAGCTGTGCGTTCGATTGCTGTGGTTTTGGTAACTCAGCCATGTCTCAACCAATCAATAAAATTTGCCAAAAGAGCCGGGAGAAGACGTCGACATTGGCGTCGGTAAGCTTGATGGCAACGGAGTTCTCCAATCAAGCTCTGCTGGTGTTATTTCCGCATCCGGAGTTGATAGCTCTTTGCCAAACTTGTAGCCGCCATAAGCCGACAGCCCAGCCTCAAAGATAGAGCCAATCAACGCATTCTTACCAGCTTCTTTGTAAAGACCGGATTGAACCTCACCAGCCAACTGTGCCTCAAGGCCAGCGTTCAATGACTGCAAAGCATTTTCCCTAGAAAAATCAAATTCTCTACCAGACAAGATGCCCTGCTGAAACTTGACCTCTGCTGGTGACCCTTCAAAAGCAGACACCCCACCTGCCGCAGCACGGGCGTTGACTGCTGCGTAAAACTTGCGCTGGTTACGCAATATATCTAATGCTTGATTATTTGCATTTAATGCGCCAACACGACCGCGCAAAGCCTCACGCTGGCCTTTAAGCCGCGTCTGCTCTGCCTCCAAGTTGTACATCTTTTGCGTCTGAATGCCGCTGGCAATCTTCGACCCGGCAGCTATAACAGCGAAAACGACTGGTAGTGACATTATGTCCCCGCGTAAGTAGCTACTTTGTACTCAAGGCCCAGCAGCGTCATCTTTAACGGCAGCGTCTGGGTAACATTTACATAAGCTTCTTTGGTATATCCGAGCATTGCTTCCAATTCTTTAATGCCAGTGTACGTCGGCTCTGGCCTGTCAAGCGTATCCTCGCCAAACTTTTTAAACGTCACTAGCTTATCGTTGATAACAAAGTGCTGCGTCTGATAAACAATGGCATTGACTTCAACAATGCGCTTGCGGAACGAGGTGCGAACACCAGCGGTCGTCTTAACTTCCACCGGCATTGTCTTGATTTGCGTAACAAAAGGCAAGCCGACCTCGTAGCTAGTTGCAGCAGGGCGCTCAAAGGTCACCGATCCGCTAGCAACAACCTCATTTTCAAGCACAACGCCATCAGCAATTACATTAACAGTCTTGCCATTAAGCGGAAGACTTGAAGCACCACTAGCAGCACCGCCAGTTTTATTACAATCTGTGTATGTGCCGTCAGTAAATAACTCAATAAAATACCGATTTGTCCCACTGACCGTCCTTTTTACAAGCGCATAAATATCTGTGACATCAACACCAACTTCTTCATAGGTTCCGTCCGTTATAAACTCAGACGCAGCCACAATTTGTTGCGAACGAAGGATGGTGTAAACCGCCAATGTACCGTCACTTACGTTAGGAATTAGCAGCAAATCACCTTCATCTGTCGATGTCGCCTTCCGCAAAGCAAGACGCTTTGGGCTTTTCATTAAATGTGATGACAGCAATGATACGCGCTGAGTCGTATAGGTCGCTTCAGTGTCCGTGTAAAGAAACTCGTTTAATGACTTACCTTGCCGCTGAAGATAGATCGTGCTGCCATCTAACTGCTGAACTCGCGTGCCCTCTTTGCAACCGTTCTTGCTTGCTGTTTTGACAAAGAAGTTGGTCGGCGTAATAGGGTCAAGGCCAGACTGCGGCACATAGAATTCTGCCCCCGTAGTAAACACCTGCAAGTCACGACCAGAGATAATATCAACGATGATATTAAGTTGGTTGGTATCTAGCGTTGCCTCTAGTGCATCGTCCTCATAACCGCTGTCAGGACGGAAGTCAAAGAACAAACCGACCTTACTGCCCCATACTGTCGATACACGGGACTTTGAGCCACCAAAAAACAGCCTGCCCTCGTGGAAGGTTACTGTTCTAGGCCAGCCCTTAGTCGAAGACCAAACTGCTTCATAGCCGCCTTCAACTTCCCACGAACCACTAGCAATCGCATTGGTGTCAAAGAAGGGGATCTCAGTGATTCCGCGTACCACAGTGCCAGAATCATAAGCGGTAATCCTCATCCTGCCTTGCGGCGTTGCATTGATGTATTGGCCTACACTGCCCGACGTAAAGACCGAAGAAGATGCCGTAACCTTAACCGTCCCAGAAGTCTTGTCAGCGGTAAGCGTCGCAGAAGGGTTCGTAAAAGTCTGCGTAAACGCATAGAACGGGATCGAATCGAATGTAATAGCAGAAATAGTCCAAGACGCATCGTTAGCTCCCCGCACTAGTTTGACTGGGTTGATGTCCGGGTGGACAAGAATCATCGTGTCAGCAGACTGGGTATAACATATCGTATTGAGCCGGGAGCCAGTTAATCCTACAGAGCTTGTGTCCAAATACGCATTGCCAGACGAGTTGATGTTTGTAATCAACACACCATCTTTAAACACGGCCATCTGGTTGTTGGTAAAGCACAGCATATAGCTGTCAGTTACCGAGAACTCAAACGGGACAAGCCTAGCGCCAGAGGACGCATTGGATATTTCAGTAATGTACTTTGACCCAGAGCGACGCTTTACTCCGCCCTGTGGCTGGACGATAACATTGGTCAACTTCTCGCAGGCATTCTCATACTGCTTCAAATCAATACGCGCACGTAGGAGAGGATCAATCTCGCCCGAGGTAAAGTTTGTTTGAAGGTTGATGAAGCGAGTCATCAGTACCTCACAGCAATAAGGCTGTAATCTTCAATCGCTTGTGGCGGCGTACCCTGACCATCAATGTTGGCGGCAATCCTAAAGTAACCACCACGACCATTGTCGCCGGGTGTTCCGACAGCAACTGTCTGCCAGTATTGCGCTTTGGCAACCTGATCCGTCAGTGGTTCTGCCAAGTGCCATGCCATCATGTACTTCAGAAGCTGAACAAAGTACACCGGCATCTTGTTCTCAGGAACCGAGAACTGGTAATCAACGACGATGGTTGGGGAATTCGTTAGAAGCTTGTCTTCGTAAATCTCCCATTCCTGAAACGGACGGTCACCTACAGACGTGCTAGTAAATGCAGCGCGGGGGGGTCCGATACGGTCGGCTGGGAGTTGATAAGCGTAAAGCCATTCATTAACCGGCGCAGTAATAACTCGTGACAGCGATACCTTCTTGAAAGAAAACTTCCAAGGGTACTGCTGAATAATTGAGTCACGGATGTTCGGATACAACCGGTCGCAGATGTTGGCTGCATCGGTGCCTTCGCTGAACGACGAAATTGGTTTAGCTCCAAGAAGCAACAGCGCATCTGAGCAAATTCGGATCGAGGTATCGCCAGCAGCCATCGTGAATCCTTAATGTAAGAAAGGGCTGACCTCTGAATCAGAAGCCAGCCCCGGTACTACAGCAATCCCTACTTAATCGCTGTCGGTCGCGTCAACAGTCGTGCCGTTGGTCACGTCAACAACTGTGCCGCTGTTTGCATTTACCCAAACAATCGACATAGCAGGAGTACCACCAGTGCTGGTGTGGCAGAAAATAACGTCGCCAACCCTCAGGATAGATGCAATGCTGTTGAAATAACCAGCGGTATTGACATCAGCAATCGAGTCAGTGGTTGAGTAAGTATACATCGCAGGCGAAACACCAGCCTTAGATGCGCCAATAGTAGAAAAGCCAGTTGCGCTATATGCCATGATTATTCTCCTTTAAGCGCCGTTTTCATCGCAGGTGATTTCCACGATGCCTTCAGCGTCAATAGCCACAGCACCAGCCGAGAACATCGAAGCAACCAGATACGAAGTCTTCTCTGGGATGTAGTCGATGCGTGTGGTCAAGCCCATGCCTTCAGCCATACCGACAGCCTGCTTGTGGAAAGCGTAGACTTTGCGGTCGCCCGAGGACAGTGGCAAGCCACCTTCCGAACGATCACCAACGGTAATGAACTTAAAGCCCAGATAGGTATCAAGCTGACCAGCAACCAATGCCTTAACAGTGTTGAAGTCCGAAGATTTAACTTCAGTCTCGTCCAGCAGCGAGGCCAGATTGTTTGCGTGGATAACCACGAAACGATCAGTTGGAGGAACGTTACCAGCATCCAGAGCCTTCTTAGCAGCAAGAAGCTTGTCCAGATTCAGGTTACTGTTTGCACCACCTACGCTAGAAGCAACAGTCAAAGAAGTGCTTGAGGCAACCAGTGCGTCAATAATCATTTGATCTTGACGACGAGCGATTGACTTCGAAACAACCTGAACGAGTTCTTGGCGCTCATCAAAGTTGATCTTAGCTTGGTTGAAAATGTCCGAGTATTCAGCAGCGATGTAGTCAGACAGGGTCGCAGTTACTTGCGAATAGCTGACATTGAGTGGAGTAACATCAGTTTGCGGAACGCGAACTGTTGCAACGCCTCTGCCGATTTTAGGGAACTTGTGAGTTGAAGCCTCTACACCTGTACGGAGCCGAACGGTGTTACGCAGGACGCTTTCGCCTTGATAAGCCTGCTTAACTTCGGCATCGAACAGGGTAACAAAGGCATTAGATACTTGAATTGCCATTTTATTACCTCGTCAAAAAGTTGAAAAAACACTCTTTGCCTTGGTTATCCAGATTTACTGGGCCGCGACTTGCGTTTACGCCACGCCTATGCGGGGAGATTCACCCCCATAAAGGGCCTCGAAGGTTGTCCTTGAGGCAACCTTATACACGAGATTCTTGCAGTTTGCAATAAAAAAACCCCGGACTATGCCGGGGCTAACTCCGTGAAGGAGCGGAGACTATTGCGAAGGAAATGCCTGTTGAAACAGCTTTTCAACTTTCCGACGATAGGCGGGGTCCGTCTTATACTCTGGCTTACCCACCATTTCGTACAGTTCTTCCTTGCTGGGAGCGCCTTGGATTGGCACAGACTCAGTAGGAATGCGACCTTCATAGGTTTCCCGAAGCTTGGTCAGCGCACGAATACCGTTTGCTGTGCCGCCCCAGTTTTTGAATTCCTCAAAATCCTCAGAACCCCAGATGCCTTTTTGCACCAAACCCCTTGCCCATTGGACATGGCCTTTGATAATCTGCTCGGCATTTGGGCCAAGGGCTGCTCTCTCGCGTTCAGCCGACTGCTGGGAAGCCTGTGTCTGCGCCCCCATAATCTCGGAGAACTGGCCTGCCATCTCGTCAAACGCTTCCTGACTTAGGCCGTACTTGGATGCCCAGCCAACATAAGCGGTTGCCAGCGGATCGCTAGAAATATCCTCGCCAAGAACGGATGTATCGTACTTCCCGCCCTCGGGAGCCTTATGCTTTCCTGCGCGAAACTTCTTCTCTAGCTCGGAATAGGACTTTGCCAGTCCTTCCAGATCTGGTTCATTCTGGTCTTTATGCCAGAACTTTTCAGGCCAGTAGTCAGGACGCTCAAGTGGATCATCGTCTTCCACACTTGCTGCTTGTGTTGGTCGGTCGATGTGTGGGACTTCTGCACCAGCCTCGGAGGTTGTCGCCTCATCCAAAGAATCTGCTGATTCTCCGTCGAGAAGGCCACCGGAATCTGTGGTGTCTGTCATTGGGTTGCTCTCCTTATACGCGCTTCAAGATCGCGGATAACGGCGTTCTGACCTTCTCGCCAGTAACCATAACTGTTATCCGCACCGGGTTGCCATGATGGACTCTCAAGATAAACCTCTCGCATCCACCGTAGCAATTTCTGACCGTCCTCCGTACTAAACACCCGCTTTGTCAGACGATCTAATTCTTCTCGCTTGGTCGTTACCTCAGTAACATCAACTTTATCTATTGCTTCTAAATCGTCCCAGCCAGCCATTACGCCATCCCTTCACCGATTGTTTGTTCCACTGCTGCCGTTGATCCTTCTGGCACCATGCCCTGCTGTTCAGCCATAGCTGCGGCCACTTGTGCCTGCTGCGCCATTGCTTGCTCACGTTCAATCGCACTCATACGCAGTGTGGCAGGAACGCCAAGCTTGTCGCCAATGTAGTCAACCGTCTCAGAAGTATTCAGTGCCATCTGACCTTCAGGTCCGAACGAATCAGCAATCTGTTTAAACTGCATAATGTTCTGGATCTCCTCCATGTTCTGCGCCATTGCCAGCGGAGCCACAGGAGCGACCTTGATCTGCATACCGTCAACCTTCAACGGCATAACGATCAAGCCCTTATCGTCCATCACCTCAAGGATCTTCGACACCAGAGGGATCATCGTCTCGTTAATCAGACGACCAAAAGCGGAACCAAGATTCTGGCTCAACTCTTTCATGCGCTCGACCACCTCAGTTGCCGACCGTGCTGACATATTGTCTGGTGGCAGCGATTCATCTAACAGAGTACGCTTGATGTTCTGACGCAGATCATTGATGACGATCTGGCTAACATTGAAATCCCCAGCGCGAGGTAATGCTTTGAGAGACTCGCCTTGCGGACCACCGTTTCTCGCTACAGGTATGATCGCGCCGGGAATAATTTTGACTGTCTGCGGGTTCAACACACCATCGTCAGCAGCCGTATATACCCCAGAGATTGCCAGCGATGCGTTCTTTAGCAGCAGCTCAAGGGTTTTGTTCAGTGTCTTGATGTCTGGTAGCGCAGTCAATGCAGGGCCACGACCGTAGATTTCACCAGCTACCTTCATGTAGCGGGAGATAACCCACGGGCTGCGCTTTAATGTCTTCTCAAATATCTTCTGCTTACTCGGCTCATAGATCACGCAGTAGTGATAGTCACCACGAGCGGCATTAAAGATTGTCGCCTCAAGCAAGTCGATGTCTTCTGTCGGCTTGTTCTCGATCATACGGGCAAGATCGCCGTCGATCTTCGCGCCCTTCCACTGCTGGGCAATCGCCTCTGCCTTGATACGCATACGACGGTAGACATTATCTACATTGCCGTTTGCACCTTCTTCGTAGCTTACAAGGAACTGCGGCACCGGAGTAAAGCTCAGTGGGCTGGAATCATCCCCCGCCTGCACCATCATCACGCCTGTTCCAATAGACAGATCAAGCAGGAACTCACCAATCGCCATGTCGAATGTTGACTGCTTTAGTGCAGCAAACATCTTGTCGGTGTACTGGTCTAGGATAAGCTGTGCTTCGTAGCGCTGCTCTTGTGGGATTTCTGCGCCGGGTTCAAGCCTGCACCACTTACGCTGCGGCGGGAACACACCAGACTGCATACGGTTTGCAAAACGCTGGATCGAGTTGATGGCCGTCGAGTCAAACACCCGCGCCATCTTCTTCTGGCCGGGACTCTTGCCTTCGTACTCGCCGCCGTACAGATTACGCTGCGGCAAGCAGAACTCATAAGCGTCTTCGTACAAGTCGCGGAACAGTTCTTTCTTCGCCTGTGCCGCCTTGTGACGTTTTACTATCTCATCAACAGAGTAAGCCATTTCAATCTTCCTTATCCAGCTTGTATTTTTCTAACAGGTTGCGTCCCTTTGCCGCTAGTCGCGCAGCAGATGCCGCTGTTCTTGGCACAGGCTCACCCCATGCGTTTGCAGCGAGTGCTAATCTGGTCGGATCACCGTCCTTATCAACCAAAGGGCCACTAGGGTTTGTATAAAATCTTGTTAAGAAAGATCCCTTACGTCTGGCTTTCTCACCAGTAGGACTAGATTCTTTGACTCCCGGCTTGAGATTCTTACTCTCGCCTGACGCTTCAAACTTGCGTCGGCCTGCCTCAGTCAGTCCACCTTCAGGGTCTTTGTACTTACTCATGTCGTGCCGTCAGTTCTTAATATCACCCAGCAATCAATATCCGTGCTTCCATTACCAGAAGTTATAGAAGGCTTGATGAATCGTGGTTCTGTTAGCAAAGTTTCTATTGAATCAGCAGTTAAGATCATTGATCCAACATCATGTTTTTTGGTTACGGCAAAGTTGTTCCCGCTGTTTGAACCAAGGATATTGAGGTTTGCGCTACCGGAAAAGCTACCAAAGCCATGAATTGTAATGTTGTGGAATTCATCGACCTGCAATGGAGCGCCATCGTCGCCCATCAACAGACCTTCCCACTTGTAAATCCTTGCGTGACGATCTGCTGAGACAAGCTGTAGTGATCTAGTCGCCATTATCGTCATCCTCCTCGATCTTAGCCGCCTTCATGATGTCCATCTCATTGGGCTTTTTGCGACCATTCTGCTTGGCAAGCATCATAGCTACCTTCTTTTGCAGAGGTGTGGGCTTCTTCATCTTTTCTTCTTCGTCATACCCACCGTTCTTTTCAACTTCCAATTCGACTTTAAACATTATTTACCTTTCGCGGCTCTCATGTTGTCCACAAGATTGGGGTAAGGACGGCCTGCTTTCTTTGCCATCATCTGTGCTGCTTTTTTCTGCATAGGAGAAAGCTTCTTTGGTTCACCTAGATCCTTTGGCCTTGGCTGATCCCAGACTTCTTTCATCTCACTTCCCCTTCTTCATGCCAGCTTCAGACATAGCAATAGCCACTGCTTGATCGCGGGACTTGACCTTGTCGCCACTGGACGACTTCAGTTTTCCAGCCTTGTATTCGCCCATCACTTTGCGAACCTTGTCCTTCATCTTGTCTTTTGTTCCGTAGTGTCCGGGCATATTAACCTCCAAGTGTTGTTTGTTCGCCTGACAAGCCTGCTTCGGCATCCATACGTTCTTGCGAAAGCAGGGCGCGGCTACCACGACGACGACGCAAAGCAATCGTTCTTTCTTCTGCTGTCGCTTCTCTTGGTTTTGGTGTTTGTGCTTCGATCATCTGTTTCACTTGCTCTGGAGATGGCGAACCCATGGGGACTGGGGCCGACCCACCGCCGCCTCCAAATATTTTTTTACCGACACTTTTAACGGCACCAGACATACTTCCCCCTATTAAGACATTGGCGTGAGTTCAGGCAGACCGGCTTCTGCATCTAGCCGCTCGACTGCCAACAAGGATCTTTGACCGCCACGACGACGGGCATTCGCTTGAGCCATCAGTCGCTTGGCTTCGATGGTCTTTTCCTCATCGAGCTGTTTCTCCTGAAGCTTTAAGCGTTCTTCTTCCCGCTTGTTCGCTGCTTCCTGTGCTGCCATTTGCGCTCTGGCTGCTTTTGCGCCGCCGTCACCAAATAATCCGCTCATAGTTACCTCGTCATGCTCATCATAAAGAAATCGCTTTGGTCTGGACCGTACTTGGATAGCGTACCTTCCTGCGTAAACCCAATGGTTCTAGCCCAACCCACTGCTTGCCGATGATCGCACCTTACGGTAATTTGTAGCCTATGTAAACATTTGGATATCATACAGATATCAATAAATGTACGCGCTGCCTTGGTCATAAATAACGGGTAAATTCGCAGGGATTCGTCGGGAATGAGCCATATTTCAGCTAGGCCATCCCAAATTGGGACTATGCCAAATATTGCCGTGGGTTTACCGTGGGTTAACGTGGTAACTGCCTCGCCGATACTGGCTTGTCCGTCCACCATTTCTTGCAATTCCCCGGCACGACGCATGGCATCAATGTCAGGGTTGTTTGTATTTATGTAACTTAGGTGATCTGGAGAATACGGGACGAATACAGTGGCTTCAGGTCGCTTGACCCGTTCATTTAGCTGTATTGCAATCATGCAAACACGTCAAAGTCGCTATTGGCAATGGTTTGTGCGGTAAAAGTCTTCTGTCCAAAGCTGGTAGTCTTAGTCATTCTGCGGTGTTCGCCACCACCTAGCAGCAGGTAGCCGAAAGCGTCGCCAACGTGGGAGTGTTCGTTCTTGTTGGGTGCATCTCGGAAGCGTTCTTGCCCTGATCCGACGGATACCCGCTTGAAATGGTAGCCACCGGCCAAGGATTTCCGCAGTAATTTGCAGGATTTATCCACCATCAGGCCGGGTTTGCCTTGGATTAGGCGCTGCATTGGGGCTGCGGCTGCTTCTCGGCGTACTTTAAAATCGTTACTTGGGGTAGGCTGGGCGCGTAATCCCAGTGTTCGCAGGTGATCGAAGGCTGTGACTTCGTAAATAGCGTCTCGCTGCATACCGGCAGGGTCGCCCCAGATCATTACCTGTGCTTTAGGGAACCGGGCATTCAATTCACCCAGCAGTTGCTGGCCGAACCGCTCCAGACCCATGTCAAAAGTGACGATCTCGTGCAAGACATTCCATGTGCCAGCGTTTGTTTTCTGTCCAATGACGGCTGCTGGAGTCAAACCGAAGTCAAGACCGATCTGAATAGGTAGTTCTGGGTTGTACTCCAAGTCAGCGGACATCATATTGTCGTCGTACTCAGGCCAGACGGGTCTGCCTTCTTGGACGTAGGTGTATTTACCTTCGGCGTAGCAGCGTATCCAATCTAGGTTTTTACCGAGGAGCATTTGCTGGTAGTAGCCAGCGGGGAGATTGCTGATGTTTTCAGCTTTAGGATTCTTTTGCCACCATCTTCCTGCGCTATAGATGCAATCGTTAGCCTCAGGATTTTCTGGAAGTTCTGCAATATCAGCCTCGATGACTCCTCCGGGCTGTCTGAAGAATTCCCACTTAAACGCCCCACTCATCTTCTCCTTTTCAGCCAGCTTAAACCACCAATGGTCATCATCCATTGGGTTCGTATCCAATATAATGCCGTGCCAACTAGCACCGCCATCACGCTTAGTCGGGTATCGTCCGACTCGGTGTGTCAGTCCGTCGATCACTGCTTTGGGTAACTCTCGTGCTTCGTTGACCCATGCACCTGTCAACTCCAATGAGAGCAGCTTTCTCACATCCTTTGGCTGATCCAGCGCAAGAAAGATCACCTCGCAGTCGATCCCGGCAGCACCATCTCTTGCTGGCAGCTTGATGTGGTGGGTAATCGGTGGTGTCCATAGCAGGGGGCCAAAGGTATTCTCTGGGAACAGGTCGAGCCACGTCTTAATCGTCGTGGTCTTTAGCATCGGGTAGCTGTTTCGGACAATCGCAAAACGGCTGTACTTGATGCCGTCAACCGGAGAAGGCTTTTGCTGTACGGCCTTCATCATGATCTCGGCACAACAGGCGTATGACTTGCCTGATCCTACTGGCCCCATGATGCCACGAACGAATGCTTTAGATTGCAGGAACTTCCACGCCATTGGGCTAGTGGAAAAGTCTAAGTTCAACCCGGTTAGGGGTAACTCTTTCGTCCCTGTGTCTTTAGTTTTGCTCACGAACGTCCTCTGCATCGATGATCTCAGGCGCTTTGACGTTAATGCCAATGACGCTCGGTTTATCTGACTCCTCGGCAGTATCCAGCAGGCCAGAGGCTTTAGCTAAGATGCGTAGAACGCCGACCTTATCGTAGAGTTCTATGTCCAGAGTACGCACACAGCCGCCTTCTTTGTCGTAGCGCTCGTTGACTTTGATGGACTTGATAGCTTGCAGTGCGTGTTCAGGGATGTCTTTACTGGCTTTGACTTTAATATTGCCAGTCTCATCCCACTCCATGATGTCAGTGAGTTTGGTATTGGCAATAGTCAGCAAGGAGTAGGCGACAGCTTCCCTGTTCTTGGCGATGGTAGCTGATCCGCCCAGACGCTTTTGGACGTTTTGGACACCGCCCCACTGCTTTAGTGATGGTATTTGTTTAGTAACTGCCATAGTCTTTATAGGTTGTTGGCGACAGCTATTCCCTATTGCCCGTGTGCGATATGCCACTGCCAGCTATTCACTGACACCAACACGACTGAGGACTGCACTCGGTCAATGAGCCGCTTAGTCACTAAGGACACTCGGCTGATTCCACTGATTCGATCCGGACTCTCCACAGCAGACCAATCCTCATGCGTGTTAGTGCCGGTCTATCCCGGCTGTTTTTATCAATTACAAGTGGTATTACAGTTACCGCCGTAGCAGCAGGTGGTGCAGTAGACGCAGCCATTAGGGCCACAGTAGCTGTTGTAGGTGCAGGCTGCGTAGCTCATAGTTGCGGTAGCTGCTAGCCAGAGTGCGATGAGATATTTCATATGGCTCCTTTAAGGATTATTAGTCGGGTACTCGCTGCACTGTGGCTGGCAGTTATCTAGATTCCAGCTACCCATTTCACAGGATCCGCTTTCCCCGGAGAACAATATATCAGAACGGTATCTCGTCATCCATATTATCTTTTTTATCGGCAGGGGCAAAGGCATTGCCTTTATCTATCGAGTGCCCTGTCGGCTGTGCTGGAACCATCTTCCCTAAGCTTATCGAAAAGAACAAGTCTCCAGCCTTTGTCTTCTTCTCCCATGCCGACAAATAAAACTCCTGCCCATTCAACTTAATCTTCCCCGACCAATCAGGACTCCCCTCTTTATTCTTTTTCTTATTTATAAACAAATTACCTTTATCGTCCTTCAACTCATACGGTGTGACGTAATTCATATATAGCCCTCAAAAGAGATTACTAAAAGTTATTTGCAGTATTTTGCCAATCGTATAAGATTCGTACAGAGGGCATAACCCTCCCCTCCCGTCGGTAGCTTGTGACCAAGGGAATAAACGTGGCGAATAGGACGGTACTCCTTATTCATACCCCCGGATGGGATCAGGTACAGAATATCGGGACACATAGTTCTTGCAGAGGCTGGCCCCTCTGTTAGCCTAGATAAACTAGAACAAGCATCCAATACTGGATTACTCCTATATAAAAAATATGGGTTAGGTTCTT